GAGAATTAAATGCACGAATACACAGAGTATGAAAAGTTTCATATTGAGGTAGATCAAGTTAATCACCCTCGCCACTACACCTCTGACCCATCTGGAGTTGAGTGTATTCAGATTACACGTCATAGGAACTTTAATGTTGGCAATGCCTTTAAGTACCTGTGGAGAGCAGGTATAAAAGACGATAGAACTCAGATTGAAGACTTGCAAAAAGCTATCTTTTATATCAATGATGAGATTAACAGACTAGAGGGTAAATACAATGCCAACCTATGAGTATACTTGCTTAGAGTGCGACAAGACTATCGATAGAAGCAATGTAAAGGTTGATGATAGAGACCATCAAGTTTGTGAAGAATGTGGAAATGTTCTTAATAGAAGTTGGACTATTGGCAATGTTGCTGTATGGGCTCCAACATCTGGTGGATACCGCTAAATGGCTAAAAGAACCACACAGATCAAATATAACCCACTTTGGGACGTTAAGCATGAATATGTACACGGAAAAGATTTAATCACTCCTGGGACATTAGTTAAGATTAAGAATGTTCGTGGTACTTTTAAGTTCCAAAAGTATGTTAAAAACATAGACTCAGGCATGGAGTGGGTTGATGTTGTTGGTCAAACGGGCTATAGATCCTTTTATGTATATGAGTTAAAGGGTATAATTAAGCCTAAGAAGAAAAGAGCAAAGAAAGAAAATGTCTGAAATAGAGCTAGTAGACCGTTGGGAAAACATCAACAAGGTTGCAGAAGAGTTTCTCAAAGGTAATACTAATCCAACAATCATTGCTAAAGCCCTAGAAATGAAGCGTGTAGACGTTATCGACTATCTAGAAGAATGGCGTATGGTTGTAAGAAGCGACAAGCAGGTACAACTTCGTGCTCGTGAGGCTTTAGTTGGAGCAGACCAACACTACTCAATGCTAATCAAAGAAGCTTGGGATGTTGTAAATGAAGCTGGAAACACCAATCAACTTTCACAGAAAACCGCAGCACTGAAACTCATCTCTGATGTTCAACAAAAACAGATTGATATGCTGCAAAAAGCAGGTATGCTAGATAACCACGAGATGGCTGAAAAGATTATAGAAACAGAACAAAGACAAGAAGATATTGTTAGTGTTATTAGAGATGTAGTATCTAGTTGCGATAACTGTCGCATTGAAGTAGCAGAAAGACTTTCAAGGATAAGCGACAAAGCAGAGGAAATCTAATGTTTGAAGATATGTTAGATCTTCTTGGCGGTGATGAGTTTGATGAAAGACCAGTAGCACTTGAAGAGTTTGTTACAAGTGAAGACTTTCTTGGTTTACCCCCACTGTCCGACTACCAATATACATCTATTCGTGCAATGAGTCAGATATATAAAAAAGCAACTTTGATTAATCTCTTTGGTGAAGATGAGGGTGAAAAAAGATGGAAGCAAACTTGTAATGAAGTAATCCTTCAGCTTGGTAAAGGTTCTGGTAAAGACTATATGTCAACCATTTCTGTGGCATATATTGTTTATCTTTTGCTTTGCCTAAAAGACCCTGCTAAATATTTTGGTAAACCTCCAGGCGACTCTATCGATATTCTTAATATTGCTATTAATGCTGAACAGGCTAAGAATGTTTTCTTTAAGGGATTTAAAACTCGTATTGAAAAGTCACCTTGGTTTATTGGAAAGTACACACCAACAGCAGGTGCAATGACCTTTGATAAAGGTATTACCTGCCACTCAGGACACTCTGAGAGAGAGTCTTGGGAAGGTTACAACGTAATCATGGTAATCCTTGATGAGATATCGGGCTTTGCCACAGACTCAACATCGGGACACGATCAGGCTAAGACTGCCTCTGCTTTGTATGACATGTATCGTGCATCTGTAGACTCTCGATTCCCAGACTTTGGAAAGGTTGTTTTGCTTTCATTCCCACGCTATCGTAATGACTACATTCAGGAGCGATACAATGCGGTGATTGCCTCTAAAGAAGTTATAATGAGACAACATACCTTTAAGCTTAACGAAGAACTTGAAGGTGATGAAGATACAGCAGAAAATTATTTTACGGTTGAGTGGGAAGAAGATATTATTGAAGCCTATAAGTTTCCAAAAGTTTTTGCTTTAAGACGACCAACTTGGGAAATTAATCCAACTAGATCTATTAATGATTTTAAGATTTCATTCTACACAAAACCAACAGATGCCCTATCTCGCTTTGCTTGTATGCCACCAGATGCTATAGATGCTCTGTTCCGTTCAAAAGAAAAGATAGAGGCTTGCTTCAATCAGATAAATATTGCGGTGGATCAAGAGGGTAGGTTTGCTGCCTCATTCCAGCCAGATAAAGAAAAACAATATTACATACACGTTGACCTTGCACAAAAGCATGACCACTGTGCTGTATCCCTATCCCACGTTGAGAAGTGGGTAAAGGTTAATAGCTTCAATGACAAAGATGTTGTAAGCCCTATTGTTGTTGTAGATGCTGTTCGTTGGTGGACACCAACTGCAGAAAAAACGGTAGACTTTAAAGAAGTAAAGGCATATATCCTTAGCCTTAGAGAACGTGGATTTAATATTAAACTTGTAACTTTTGACCGTTGGAACAGTCTTGACATTATGAATGAGCTAATTTCGGTAGGCATGAAGTCAGAAACATTATCGGTTGCCAAAAAACATTATGATGATATGGTCTTGTTAGTAGCAGAAGAAAGAATTGTTGGTCCTGCTATTTCACTTTTAACAGAAGAGCTATTGCAATTACGCATCATTCGTGATAAAGTAGATCATCCAAGAAAAGGCTCAAAGGATTTAGCGGATGCAGTTTGTGGTTCAATCTATAATGCTATCGCTCGTACTCCAAAGAATATTGGAGAGGTAGAAATACAGATACACTCTTATGAACAGTTTGTTGACGATCCTGATTTTGATCCAGAAGATTTAAGACCAGGAGATAAAAAGGTTTCTGTAGATATTCTAGACTTTTTGCGAGGAATGAATGCCATTTAATAATGAGGATTTTTATGAAGACGATTTTGATCAAGATAGGTTAGATGACCTTATGAGGTATCTAATAGAAGATGGCTATTTATTGGAAACTGGATTAGATGAAAATGGAGAAGCTTTGTATCAAACTACACAAAAGTTTAGCGAAGATTTTCCAGATATGTTTGAAGAGCAGATATCTGAAACCAATATAACCATCTATGAATTATGGATGATGGGTTTGTTAGATGTGACGGTAAAAGAAGAGATCAATGACTGGGTGGTAATAGTTACTGACAAAACAATGAATTGTGATTTAAGCACATTGAGTCAAGACCAGAAGAATGTAATTTTGCAATTAAGATATAAAACTTTGTATCCAAAAGATGATACAATTTAGTGTCAAAAAGTATTGACATTTTAGCTAAAAGAAGGTAATATATAACTATGGAAACAACATTTGAAGATAAGGTTGCATATGTAGCAACATCGTTCTATCGCCGTTTTGACGATAATGAAGAAGGCTTTGATGCCGCAAACGAATACCCTTCGGTACTTCGTACAATTTTTAATCGCAATGACATGGCAGGTCCACTTGCTCTAGCATTGTTTAATGGAGACATTGAATTAAAGGGTGACAATTCAAAGAAATGGATTGAAGGGTCCTTTGATGTTCTTACTTCTGTATTTGGAGATCCAAATGTTGAAGAGTCTGACGACACTCCAGAAACACCAAAACTAGAAGCAAAGCCTAAGAAAGCTCCTGCAAAGAAAACAGCAGCAAAGTCTTAGTAAGGTTAGCCTTGTTGGTCCAGTGGTTAGGACGCTTCACTTTTTACAGAAGAGGTCAGGGGTTCAATTCCCCTACAAGGCACAGCAGTATATGTTTGTCAGTTGCATATACTCCCACATGTGAAGTGGCATGGCAAACTGGCAATGCGAATGTTGCATAATGGTAGTGCTCCTTCCTTCCAAGTAGGTGGCGAGAGTTCGATCCTCTCCATTCGCTCAAAGGAAAGAGATTGACATAATATAACTTGTTGGTCTCTTTTCTTCTATCCCCAATAGCTCAATCGGCAGAGCGTCAAACTGTTAATTTGAATGTTCCTAGTTCAAGTCTAGGTTGGGGAGCTCGGAGGCAGACGTTCTGCTGGATATGTCTCAAGGTGGGGCAGCTGACTGTAAATCAGTGGCGATTGCATGGTAGGTTCGATTCCTACATCCAGCACGAATTAAAAAACACTATAAAAGAGAGTATACTTATAATATGATTGAAACAGAAGAAGTAGTAGATCGTCAATTAAAGGTTGCAGATAGATGCGACAGGTGTGGGTCACAAGCTTTTGTACTTGTTAAAGGTATTTCTGGAGAGCTAATGTTTTGTGGACATCACTATACAAAAAACCAAGAAGCATTAGAAAAATATGCATATGAGATTGTTGATGAGAGAGATCATATAAACGCAACATCAGCATCTAGCCCTATTTAATTTTAGGGGTGGTAGCTCAGTTGGTTAGAGCAGCAGACTCATAATCTGCCAGTCGTCAGTTCGAGCCTGACCCACCCCACGCCCCTGTAGCTCAGCGGATAGAGCAATAGGTTTCTACCCTACAGGTCGGGAGTTCGATTCTCTCCAGGGGTACGGTAAATGGTATAATAGGTTTGGGTTAAATACCTAATTTATAAGGAAAGAGTGATTCTAAATGGGTTCACCAATCGTGGGAGGTAAGGTTACAACACCTTACAAGAAGCTTGGAAAGATGTGGAGCAAGGGCTATCACACAGGAGTAGACTACGCTTGCAAAGTTGGAACAGACATTGTTGCTGTTGCAGATGGCAAGATTGAAAATGCATCCTGGGGTGCCAGCTATGGCACTCAGTTGGTTCAAAAAGTTGAGGGTGGCTGGGTAATCTATGCACACCTTTCAAAGGCTCTAGTTAAGGCTGGAGACAAAGTAACGAAGGGACAGCACATTGGAGAGTCTGGTAATACAGGAAATTCTTCAGGTCCTCATCTTCACTTTGAAATGAGAGATAACATTAGATGGAGTGCAGGTAAGGACATTGATCCTGCTGCAATTCTAGCTTCCTAGTTTCATAACATTACAAAAGCCCTTGACATTTGTTGGGGGCTTTTGCTATAATATAAACAAATAGATAATACCTTTAGGATTTAAATGAATAAAAATAAAACAACACCATATTATGAATTAGCAACAATAACAAAGGTGGTCTTTATGACTGTTGCCTTTTTTATTACAGCCGTATTATTATTTGTAGAAAACTGGCTATTAATGATTTTTATTGGAACACTACATTCAGTATTTACCTTTATTCCTGCGTTAGGGTTTTGGACCGTATTTTGGTTTAATCTTTTAATTGGAATTATTTTTGGATTTATCAAGAAGGCATACCCTAGTGTTCGATAAAAAAGTTTTTGTTAGAATTAACTCTAAGTTAAAAGACTCAGATGGAAAGATGATCACATATAACAGTAAGAATATAACCTTGGATGAAGCTAAAGAATATTTTGTTAAGTTTGATGATGCAGTATTTAGGGGCACTACCTTTTATCTAGAGCTTATTAACAATATTTTTATCTCAATACCAGTTTCAGAAGTTTACAATATCATGCTTTATCCAGAAGAAGTACTTGAGAAACAATAGTGTCAGAAAAAACAATAGAGCTAAGATACTTTGATAAAGAAAATAAACTTTTTAAGGTAGTAAATCCAAAAGTAAAAAGAGCATGGATGGATGAAACAAAAAACAACGCTTATCGTTGCACACCATTAAATGTTGCAAATACCTATGGGTGGTATGTTTTATGCCCAATGGACTTTACGGCTGAATGGAATGGTGGACCATTAGAATCAGACATTACAATAACAATTATTAATCCACCAGATGGAATTGATCATTCGGGATGCTCTGGTCTTCTTGCGACTAATTTTGGTCATGGCATATTAAGCTTTGCTCCAGACTTTATTGTTAAAACAAGCACAGGAGTTTCAACATACGTTCGTGGAGTTCCAAACCTAATTGCAAATGGAATACAGCCCCTAGATGGAGTAGTTGAAACAGATTGGCTTGCTTTTACTTTTACATACAACTTTAAGTTTATTAAGCCAGGAAAGGTTAAGTTTGAAAAAAATCAACCACTATTTAGTTTCTTCCCAGTAGAGAGAGGATATGTTGACCAGTTTGAAACTCTGGTTTCATGCGTTGATGATTACCCAGAATTTAAAAAAGAATATGAAAGATATAGCAACCATAGAAGTATGCAACAAATAGGTGCCACAGAAATAGATGGTCACTATAAAAGGGGAGAAAGTCCTGTCAAAAAATATGAAGTTGAAAATCATTTAAAAACTGGCAAGATAAAAGAGTTCAAGTATTAACTTGACAATTTCTATCTTTATGGTATATAATTTAAACACACAAAACTGCAATAATTAACACTAAGGATTTTAATGTCTAAAGGATTTCAATACGATTTCTTTGCACAAGAATGGTCACATGATTGTGGTGCTTGTGGCACAGAACTTTATGCACCAACTAGAAAACATTTAGAAGGAAACTTCTGGATACATACACACTCAAATAACTGCCTTGGAGGGTGGTAATGAATAAAACAGAATTAGAAAGTTTAATCTACTATGAAACAGATGAAGAGATGCTGTTAATGGATGGATTTGAAGATGCCTTTATTGGTTTTTCAAGACGTTGTGGTCAACCAACATTAGCAACGTATTCATTTTTAAAGATGTTGCAAGTTCTTGTTGAGCGTGATGGTATGGACGTACAAGAAGCTAATGAATATATTTCATACAACTGTGCAGGTGCTTGGATGGGCGAACTAACCCCAGTTATTTTATATGAATATGAAGATCCATTTTTAGAAAATTGGAAGTCACATGGCTAATGTAAAGAAAAGTTACTTTATTAAATCAACAGATGAGCTTACAGAAATTTTTGTAAAAGGGCTAAGAACATATGTTAAAAGTCGCTTAGGTGAAACTGAAATGCATATGGAAGACTTTGCGGTAGAAGCAGCAAACTTTGCCGAATGTTTTTATGCTACAATGACAGCATTACCAAAGGATTAAAATGGATTTTAAATTAGAACGTGAAATGGATAAAGGACCACTAATCAGGTGGGTAGCAAACCAAGCTATGAACATATCAGGATGGCTTGCAAAGACTTCTGCACCATATGCAGATATGTATACAGCAGTGTGGGATGATTATGAAGATGAAGATAATCTTTCTGTGCCACACAACCAGATGGGATTGTTTGAAGACTTAGAAGTTTTACCACAATTTGAAAGACTAGCAGAGGATTTAATTTAATGAAAACTAGGCACATAGCCTTAGTTGCCCACGATAATAAAAAGCAAGACCTTCTTGAATGGTGCAAGATTAATCATTCTACTCTTAGCAAGCATCATCTATATGCTACTGGTAACACTGGAATCTTGTTGCAAAATGAACTTCACCTTCCAATTACAAAATTTCTTAGTGGACCGCTAGGTGGGGATCAACAAATAGGTGCTTCCATATCTGAGGGAATTATAGATGTATTAATATTCTTTTGGGATCCACTAGAAGCTCAACCACATGACCCAGACGTTAAGGCTTTACTAAGACTAGCAACTCTTTGGAACGCAGGGGTGGCGGTAAACAAATCAACAGCAGATATGATGATATCTTCACCACTATTTGAGAAAAGAAAGGGAGAAAAGTAATGGGAACTGGAAAAGCATATAGGTTTGCCAAGCAAGTATCAAGAAGCGAAGATCCTTGTATTGTAGTGGTAAATAACAAGCATGATAAAGAAATGCTTAAAACAATGTTTAAGACCTTAAAGTATAATAAGGCAAAGATAGTTACTAGAGATAGAGTATTTGATATTAAAGATTATGAAATAGAAGAATGGTTAAAGGGAGAATAAGTAATGACAGATAATGAATATTACTATAGAGACCAAATGAAAGAATTGCAAAACGTAAATGCTTTTGTTAGAGTAAACACTCTTAGAATTATTTTAAATAAACTAGAATGGTTTAAAGAAAATAATGGAACAATAGATGACGCTATTTTGTTTATTAAGTCGGAACTAAAATGATGATACAGAAGATTTTAAGATACGCAGAACACTTGGGTTTAGATAAAGAAGAATTACTACAAATGACAATGATAGATGCAATGTTATTAATTGAAAATACAAAAGATATGTGGAAGGAAGTGAAACAACTTGGGTAAACATCACGACAAAGTTTTAAAAGCTTTAGAAATTAGAAAAAATAATGTTCCACAAAAAGGTGGATTTAATATGCCTGGATCAATGAATAAGAGGAAGACAGGATATAGAAGATAGTGAATATTAATTTAATTTTAGAAAAAATAAATGAATTAAAGCATTACGAAAATCCAGAAGTTCAGTCACCAGAGTTTCAAGCATTTATTAATGGATGGAACAATGCACTAAAAGAAGTTGTTTTAATTATACAAGAGGAAGCACCTTGACAATTTTTTAATATTATGCTAGACTGGAATAATGCGTATCAAAACCTTGGTTTTGATTCCTGTTGTTGCGGTTCTTACAGCATCTGTTGTATCCCTACCAATAACCCAGAATCAAACCAGTGCTAATGCACCGCAAAATGTAGCAAGTATACATAGTATCAATAGAAGTATTGAGATTGCTAAACTTGCAACATATGAAAAAGAAACAAAGAAACAAAAAACTAGAGGTAATGAAAAAGCTTCTAGATCCAAGGGAGCTAACTCTCTTGCTGCAAAAACTAATCAAGCTTTTGCAAAGTCCTATATGGAGTCTAAGTACTCTTGGGGCGAAGACCAGCACTCCTGCCTTGTGAATCTATGGAATCGTGAAAGTGGGTGGAGGCATACTGCTGACAATCCAACTTCAAGTGCCTATGGTATTCCACAAGCCTTGCCAGGAAGTAAGATGGCAAGTGCTGGGGCAGATTGGGAAACAAATCCAGAAACACAAATCAAATGGGGTCTAAAGTATATTGACAAACGATATGAGACCCCCTGTGGAGCATGGAGTGCATTCAAGAAAAAGGGCTGGTATTAACCTACTAGTTTAGTTAGATGTCCTGAGCAAAGACATTAAACTGCTCACCATTAACTTCTGCGGTACAATGATTTTATGCCCAAAGATGCTGAACGTCAGCGTAATAGGGATTATGTGCGAAAAATTAAAGAACAAAGCCCCTGCACAGATTGCGGAAAGTTTTATCACTTTAGCCAAATGGATATTGATCACCTTGGAGATAAGAAAGTTAATGTTGCTACACTAGCTAACTCAACAGTAAAGATTGCTGAAATAAAGAAAGAAATAGCAA